TTGGCGATCTGTGCCGGGTCAGGGGCGGCCTCGCCTTCCTTGGTAAGGCCGAGCTTCTGCAACAGTTCGTTGCGGGCTTCGTCGGCGGCCGTCTTTTTCGCAAGGATCCGGTCGTCACCGTTCTGCTTCCGGAGCTTCTCGATCTCTGCCCGGGCTGCTGCGGGGTCATCCCACACGGCAGGGGTGGTAGTCGCCGCTGCTTCGGTGGTGGCCGCCGTCTGTGCAGCGGTTGACTCAGTGCTGGCCGCCTGGGCTTCGGCAGTGGCCGCGGACGCTTCGGTGGTGGTTGCTTCGGTACTCATGGTGTCCTCCCGGGACGGTTGTGAGGGGTTGGTTAGAGCCAGCCGAGGCGGGCAAACAGGCGTTCAAAGTCGCCCGGTGTGACAATTTCGGGGATGTCCTCGAACAGGTGCAGGTCAGCTGCGTTGTAAATGTCATCGGACAGTTGGGAACAGTTCTCGTTCGGGCGGCGGGACAACCACCGGGCTACCCAGCCGTCCACCTTCCGGCCGGTGAGGCGCTGCCAGAGCAGGGGGCCGTAGATCGCGAAGTTGTACGGGCTGCCTTCGTACTCGGCGGCGGCGTCACGGATCAGGGTCCGCTGATCGTCGGTCAGGCCGAACCGCGACCAGGTGAGCTCCGGATAGTCGCTGATCCGCCGGTAGCGTGCACCGCCCGGCTCCGCGGAGATGCACACGGCTTCGGAGACAGCGACGACGACGTGGTGTGTGTGCGAGTAGGTGGCCCACTCGATCTCTTTGCCGACCCAGCCGGTGGAGTGGCGCCTAAGCCCGATCTGCCCCGTCAGCATGGCGTCGCCGCCTCTCCTTGACCCAGACCTTGGCGCCGTATGCGGCAACTGCGGCAAATACGCAAGCCGTCTGCCATTCCCCAGAGATGAGGAAGTAGGTAGCCAGCACCAACGCAATGCCGATGAGAATTGCAAGTTCTCCCATGGCGCTTAGCGGGTCCGGGACCTGATGCATTGGATCAGGTATTCGGAATCCGTGGGCGAGATCACGACGCCGTCGAGCTTCCCGACGATGGTCACGATGAATGGGCTGATCGTCGCCGCCCGGTAAGCGTCGTTGGACCACCTGAGGGGATAGCCGGCCGGAAGGTGCACCTTGTCATCTGTCTCTGTGATGAACGCGGCGAAATGGTGGGCGCGTTCCACGATGCCGTCCGTTGTCACCGGGTGTTCGCTGCTGCCGATGGACAATTCAAGGGCGCGGAGTCGGTAGTCTGCGGGTTCTGCCATGGTGTACTCCTGTGAGGGTTATTTATTGCCGAGGTTCAGTTGTTCGCGCCTGGTGCGGCGGTTCAGCCCGGTCTGGGCGGTGAAGGCGCGGACGTTGACCTGCGCTGCCCTGACGTCCCGGCCAGCCGCGGAACGGTCGGCCGGGGTGAGCGCGGCGGCCTGGACTTGCCGGGCCTGCCTCACGGTCCGTTCAAGGGCGCGGAGCTTCTGCGTGTCCCGGTACTTCGCCTCATCCTGGGGTGTCCACTGGTTCGGTTTCAGGACCGTGAAGCCGGGCAGGTACGCCGTGAGGGTGTGCTTGCAGTTCGGGTGGAACAGGCCCGCGGCCATGGCGTCCTCAATGGTGGCGGCCACGGTGAACGTGTGCCCGTCCTCCGTCACTGTGCCCGGGGTCTCGGCCAGGACCATGCCCTCCCATACAGAGCAGAGCGGGCACGGACGGCCTGTTGTGCTGATGGTGAAGTAGTTGATCCCGGCCAGCGTCAGGCGCTCCCGATGACTCGCGTTGTAAGCCCGTTGGGTGGCGGTGCGGGTGGCCATCTCCACATAGGTGGCCAAGTTCCACTCACGCCCTGCCTTGTCCGTGAACCCGGTCACGCCCTTAGCGGACAGTTCCCGCCACGCCTGCGCCTGCGCCTCCTGCGGGGTTGCCGCGCTGAAGCTGTTCCGGACGATGTCGCGGGCCGGGTTGATCTGCACCAACGCCCCCGACGCCACCGCAGCACGGTAGGCATCATCCGAGTACCGGGTGATGCGCTGGGCTGCAGCACCCAGCCGGCTGGCCAGGTCTTCCGCGATAGCCGCCGAGGCGGTCACATCGTGCGGGAGGATCTTCGACACGGGTGAGGCGGTGAAGTCCTTCACGGACCGTTCCAGCCCCCTGATTTCCCGGGCGGCGGTGGCGTCACCGTTCCGGGTGGCCGTCGCCGCAACCTCAGTGGCCAGGGTGTGGACCTTGGCCATGACCTCGTGGGAGGTTTCGAGGGCCAGCCGGTCCAGCCCGCCCCGCAAGGATGGGGCCAAGGCCGGATTCAGGATCGCCGCCCGCACCAGCACCGCGGAGCCGGTCACCAGCCGGGCCTCAGCCGCCGCGAAGACGACCAGGACCGCGGCGGCCATGGTGTCAACCGTTGACGGCAGGGACTCCTGGGTCTGCGGTTCCGCCATCGGTCAGGCTCCCATCAGTCGGATGCATGAACATCGGGTCCGGCAGGGCGGGCGGCTGGGCTGCTACCCGTTCCGCAACGATCCGGGCAACCTCCTCCAGCACTTCGTCCTCATCCCAGTCCGTGTGGACCATGCCGACAGCGACCTGATCCGAGACGGCCTCAGCGGCGCGCAAAGCCTGCACGGTTTGGGCGATCGACAGGGGCGAGTCCTGGACACCGTCCGGGAACCACACGTCCGGCTGCTGCACCGTCAACGGGGTGTTGAACAGGGCGTTGTCGACGGCGAGGAGCTTCTCAACGATCCGGGCGATAGCGGGGCGCCAGAGTCGGATCTTCCGGTCACGGGTCAGCAGGGAGCGTTGCTGCTTGGACTCGATCTCGGTGGCGGTTTTCACGGGGCCGCCGCCGTCGTAGATCCCGAACGTCTCGGACGAATACCCGGCAAGACGGAGGATGTCCTGCACCAGCTCAGCCGAGGTCTCCTTGTGTTCCTGGACGCGGATGTTGAACTGGACCATTTCGATCTGGTCCGCCAGCTTCGAATCGGCCCCGGCCAACAGGTTCATGGAGGCGTAGGCTTCCTGCTCCACGTTGAACGCCGCCCCGTTGCCGGTCCCGACGTTGTCCAGGAGGGACTTGGCGATCATCAGCCGGGACTTACCCAGGCGGATGTCACGCATCCACGACGTGTAGACCTCATCCAAGGCGTCCATGAGCTGCTCGACACCGTCAAGGTCAGACCGGCCGAGGTTGCGGCCGTGCTGGTCGGTCCGCCACTTCCGGTTCGGGGTCTGGTTCGGGACGTACTCGATGCAGAGCCCGTCAGATTCGGAGGATTTCATCCCGAACGCGTCCACATACCGGGCAAGGCCAGCCGTTGCGGGCTGCTCCGTCAGCGGGATGGGGCGCCCGAGCTTGTCTTCCTCGCCCAAGTACAGGCCGTGGAGGATAACCCCGGTCCCGTCCGCCAGGGTTTCGTGGCGTTCGAGGTGCCTAAAGACGTGCTTGCCGTCGCGGGCCACAACCTGCCAGAACGTGACCGCGGTGAGACGGCCCCACGTGAATTCGGGGATCGCCTGGTCGGCGTCCACATGGGTGAGGAACGGCTTGTCGGGGGAGACGGTGTCGTCCCACGTAACCCGCAGGTACACGCCGCCGAGTGCGGCGCCCACCTCGGCGGCTTCGGCGAGCTCCGAATGCAGCCCGTCATCACACAGGGTGTCAAGGCGTGCCTGCGTGGTCTCGTCGGCGGCTTTGAGGGTGATCTGGTCCGCGAAGAGCAGGTCGGCGGAGGCTTGGCAGAGTTCCGCGGCGATGGGGACGTGAAGCTTGACGCGCCGGTCGGGGCCACGGGACTGCTCCCCCCAGAACCAGCGGGTCAGTGCACGGCCCACGGTGGCGCGGAAGCCGCCATGATCGGACGCGAAGAAGCCGGTAGCGGACGGGTCGGCCCCCGTCGCGCCACCGTAGACACTACTGAGTTGGTCGGAGTCGCCGGCGTACCACGCACTCCAGACACCCATTTGCGGCAGGGTCCGCTCCAGTTGTGCTGGTGGCCATGCTTGGGTGGTCTGTGGCAAAGCCATCGGGCACGCCCTCTCAGTGGTGGTTGGTCAGAATCGGGCCCGGGACGAAATAAGTTCGGACTGCCATATAGCCTCAGTGGTCACTACCGCGTAACGCATGGCATCAAGCCCGTCATCGGCGGTCTTCAGCGGCTTGTCCTCGCCCTTCGCCGCGGCGGTCGGGTCCCACGAGTAGCCCGTCATTTCCTTGATCACACCCGGGCACCGGTCAGAGACGAACAACTGCCCCTCACCCAGCAGCCATGACAGGGTGGAGATCCCATACAGCACGGCCTTGTTCGCCGACTGCGTGGTCACCCCGTCATCCTTCAACTGGGTGCGGAGTGACAGGCCGGCCTGGTCGGCGATGATCCAGTCCGGTTTCAGGCCCTGCTTCTCCGGGGTGTGGTCTTCAGCTATCCATGCTTTGATCAGCGCGGACTGTTTGGCGTCGTTGAACCGTTCGGCGTCGTTCGGCGGTTCGAGGCGGAGTTCATCGAGCAGGTACAGTTTCCGGTCGTAGCCGAGCCCGAGGGCCACGGCGACGGTCGGGTGCTGGGTGCCGTAGTCGATACCCACGCTGATGATGCGGACCATCGGGGGCAGCTTCTCCCACGGGATGACATGCCGGTCAGGGTTCCACATGTCATACACGGCGCCGTCGCCGGCAACCCACTCGGCAAGGATGTAGCGGCGGTAGAACAGGCCCTTGTAGGAGCGTTTCTGCCGGTCCACATAATCGGCCGGCAGTGACTTGTTGTCATCGATCAGGAACGTGTAGCGGTGCAGGTCCAGGGCATTATCCGCGTCGTTGCGGTGGAACTTGCCCTGCGCATCAATCCACAGTTTGGCCTTGTCCAGCCAGTCCGTTTTGAGCCAGTGTGAGGGCCCTTCGGGGTTGGCGGTCAGCCACAGCTTCGCGCCCTCCACGGACAGGCGGGTGTATAGCATCTTGAAGTACGACTCGGGCAGGGTGGAAGCCTCGTCAACGTACGCGCCGGCAAGGGTGAGTCCCTGAATTTTGGTTCGGGCCGCCTCGTTGTTCGCCCCGATGATCAGGACCTTCCGGCCCATGATCGTCACCGTGCCGCCGCTGATGGTGATCTTCACCCGGGACGGTCCGAACATCTCCTGCAACGGGAGCAGAAGGTTATTCACGATGGTGCGTTCCGTGCGGCCCGTCATCAACAGGTTCCCGGCCGGTGCCTGACGGATGAACCGCACCCAGTCAATCAAGGACGTGATGGTCTTCCCCGACCGGACAGCACCCTCATACGCCTGAATGGACGTTGACGGGTTATTCAGCGCCAGGAGCGACTTGCCCGTGAACGGTTGCATGTCCACCGGAGCCCCCTGCCGTCATGTGCTCCAACCACTTATCAACGGCCGCCGCGTCATCATGGGTCGCCTCAGCGGGTGCAAGCTTCGTGATCGTCCCCGCATGGGAGGCGAGGCTGTTGGAGTTGGCGCGCTTATCGTTCGGCGGGATGAAATCCAGATCCACCTCATGCTCCGAACCGCCCGCACCCTTCAGGACCGTCCGCCAACGCTTGGCACCCGTCTGCGTGTCCCGGATCTCCGCGGCCTCATGCTTGGCAATGGCGAGGACCTGCAGCCGGAGCTCAGCCATCGCCGCCTGCGCATCCACGGACGCGGCCTCAGTCGCCTCACGTGTGCGCGAGTTCCGAACCGTTCGGACGCCTGATTCCTTGGCCCATCCGGTGACAGTGCCTTTGGGGATGCCGAGCTTGTCGGCTACTGCGGTTGGCCCTGATGTTTCGTAGAGCGCCAGGGCTTCGTCGCGTTGTGCCTTGGTGTACTTGGCGGCTGGCACACGCTCTCACCGCCTCAGTCTGCTTTGATGTACCCGTCCGGGTTGCCCCAGATGGTTGGGCCGTAGTAGGTGCCCGTGTCGTTGTCGACCCTGCATCCGCATTTGCCGCAGCGGAGCCAGACGCATGAGGGGCTGGTGCAGTGGAGTTTGGCGTCACGCATCGACGCTGTACAGGCCGGGCAGGCGTTCACTAGGCCACCGCCTTACGATCCAAGTCGTTATGGGTGAACAGCTCAAGCCGAAGCTTGATCACCGCAGCCTCAGCTTCTGCAAGCGTCTTATGGGTGCCGGCTTCGTACCCTTTGCGGTTATGAACCACCCTGCCGCGATACCCTATGATCCCGCCGCTCTTGCCGCGGGACTTTACTAACTGCACACCTCGGACACCAGCCGCGTTCCGCTCCTGTGGTCCGCTCAAGTTCTCGGCGTTTTGCTTGGTGGTCGCCAATCTGAGATGACTCGGCTCGACGCATCCTTTATTCCGGCAGATGTGGTCTACGACAGCCCCTGCCGGAATGGGCCCGACTGCACGCTCGTACGCGTACCGATGAGCGCAGACCTTGACGCGGTGCGATGTCACTATCTGGCCGTAGCCTGATGTATTCCTGCCGCCTACCCACACCAGGCAGTCGCCTTGACGTTTCGTCCGCCGATCGAAGCGCTCATCCATCGTGCCCGTACGCCCGCTGATGGTAAGATCCATTTGTTGTCGTCCTCCAATGACGATAGCCAAGCTCCCGGCTGTTGAAGCAGCGCGGGAGCTTTCTTTTGTTTGAAAGGTGGACGGGTAATGGATCGGCCGCGTTCTCCATTGTTGGTCGGCGTCGGTCCCCGTCAGTGGGATGGCGAGGCTTGAACTCGCGTGCGGGCCAGTCTCCCGTAGGTAGGTTCCAGTCATCCCTGCCCGGTGGAAGTGCGGGCATAAGGTCCGGCAGTGGGTCAGTGACAGTGACCGGACATGACGGAAGCCCCGCAGTCTGGGGGGGGCCTGCGGGGCTTCCGGTTGCGTTCCGTGGGGTCTCAGCCACGTATCGCAGTTTGTCCACTACCTACATTACAGCTATGTGCGCAACTTGTCTATTGTTCGTGCGGCGTGTCGCGCACTGTTATGCGGTCGATTTTCCGCGTGCGGCAAGATGTTCCCGCTTGGTCAGGCACGGCCACTGCTCGTGACAGACGCCGCAATACAGCGCGTCCCGCTCACGCGCCGAGTTCTCAGCCAGGTATTCGTACCAATCCGGCTCATCGTCGTCTACCTCCTTCATCCAGTCGTGGGGGTGGTGGGCCGAGCCTTGGGGGCAGTCCTTCCAGTGGCAGCGGTCGGGGTGCGTCTCGCCCATGAGGTTGAATGCCCGACAAGGTTTCATCACAGCGCCCAGGCCGGGTCATAGTCCGCGTGGTCAGCGTAGACGGCGGCGAGTGCGAGGAGCTCCAAGGATGGCGGCTGCTTCACCGCGCCTACCTCCTTCAGATACTCGGAGTTGGTGATGGTCCGCACATAACTGTCACCACGTCGCACCTCGACGCTATCGGAGAGCGATGAATGCCAGTAAGCAAGCTCACGGGGCCCTGGTGGGATGGTCCATCTCTCACCCTTATGCAGCTCGATGATCGCCCGCTTGGCCTTGCACTCGGCAAGGACGCGGGCCTTGCCGGGCAGCCCGAGGCAGTCAGGGCAGCGCGGGTTATAGGCGCCCACTTCGTCCATGCCGTGGGTGGAGTGAGGGAACGCGCCACGACGTTCCAGTGCGGCCTCATCCTCGGCGATGCGGGCCAGTAGGAACTCGGTGATCGTCATGGCGTGTCGCGGACGTACAGGTGGCCGCCGTAGCTGATGGTGTCGCCGATGCGCGTGACGTCGGGTGCGATCAGTTCAAAGCTTCCCACCTGTACGCGGCCCAGCAGGTGCGGGGTGGCGGCTTCGAGGGCGGCTCGCATAAATTCCCGCACAAGAGGTGCCTGGCCTAGCTTTCCGAGTGCTGCATCAATCGCCTCGTCCGGGATCACAGCGCTCACTCCTGCGTGTGGAGCCTCTTCCTCTTGGGCGTCGCGCAGCCGTTGGATAACCGGCCATTCGCCCTCACTGTGAATGCCGAAGTCTTTCTTGCTCATGCAGCTATCCTTTCACGTCGTGCCATGCGTGCGTCTTGGGCTGCCTTAGCGGCGGCCAGCGCGGCCTGTTCCCGCTTGTTCTTTGCCTCAATCATGCGGGCACCCCGTACCGCTGATTCGACGAGTGCCCGTTCCCACAACCTGCGGACTTTCCGGACCTGGTAGACGGCGCGTCCGTCTTCCCGGTATCCGATGGGGCGGAGCTTCCTGCGGGATACCCAGCCGGCTACCTTGTTTTCCGGGAAGGTCAGGGACCGGATGGGGTCGGAGAGGATTCGGGATAGCTCCCGTGCTGTGGCTGTTGCGGGTCCGGCCGCGGTGAGTGCCCGTTCCCGCCATTCGGTGAGGTCCCA